ATTACGATCAGGTTGTCGTAGTGTGTCGATACCTCGTTGAAGCATGTTAAACATTACAGAGTTTCTCCGCCAATAGTGCGGTTACAAGCACAAAGTTCGCCAGTTTGCAATGCGTCAAGAATACGTAGTGTTTCTTCTGGGCTACGACCAACATCAAGATTGTTGACAGTAACGTGCTGGATAACGTTTGACGGGTCAACAATGAATGTTGCACGAAGTGCTGCGCCTGCTGGACCAAAGAACACACCAAGTTGTTCGACCAAGCTCAACTCACCGCGCTGTGTGTCAGCAAACTGAGTGTGGGTGATTTTCTTCAAATCAGCGTGTGCCATTTGCCAAGCTGTCTTGCAGAACTCATTGTCTGTGCTACCTGTTAGCAACACTGCATCACGATCTGCAAAGTCTGTAGTTAACTTGTCGTAGGCCACAATTTCAGTTGGACAAACGAATGTGAAGTCTTTTGGATAGAACACGATTACTTTCCATTTGCCTTCGAAGCTTTGATCTGTAATTGTAAAGTATGGGTCTGCTGGCTGTCCTGGCTTGACACCTGTTACTGCGAATGCTGTTAGTTTATCACCAATTGTTTTCATGCTTATTTCTCCTTGTTAAGCGAGTTGATTTCCAATCTCTCTAAGAGCTTTGGAACTCAGTGTTTATACTGATAGTTCAAGTATAACAGTATATATCTCATAAATCAACTATTATTTGGCAATTTCCCATTGTATTTTCCTATAGCGACAATAGGTGAACAATCGGGCACTTGGTGTATCATAAGTACTGGTATGAGAAATTCTACTTACCCTCCGCACTTTGCCGAAAAGTACTTTAACATACCTTATGTAATTTTAGACATTCCTAAAATTGTACCCGACGATCACTTTGGTGAGGTTTGGAAAGAAAAGAACGTGCCTATCGTTCGGAAAAAGCCAGATACACGTTATCCCTACTCTCCTGAAGAAGCAGAAGAAATTTATCAAACAACTGGAAAAACTAACGAATACACTATGCCAAACTGGAATGGTATAGTTGCATTGCGTGGACACGGTGCTGACGATAGGTGGACAGAGTCTGTGATCGACGGGCCAGTGGTATTACCAAAACTATTTCAGCAGCTAAACGACCTGCTGCCAATACAGCGATTAACTTATGTAATTTTTTGGTCTAACCAAAGACCGATTGGAATTCATAGAGACTTACACGAGCAATACCCACTGCCAACTTCGTTGCGAGTTGTTATTGAGGATAACAATCCCAAACCAACATTCTTTCTAGAACCAGTTCCACCAGACCAGGATGCAAACTTCCACTCAAAAGGAAAACCAAATGATTGGTCCAAGTGTAAATTTGTTGATGTTAGTCAAACTGAGTCTAACACATTTTTATACAACAATAAACAATGGGCGCACGGAGCACAGAAGATTGAAAACCACTCAAAGATTCTATGCTCAATTTCTTGCCAGTTTGACTGGGTGAAATACGAAAAGCTAATAGATCAAAGTATTGCCAAGTACGGCAACAACTTACCTTAAATGTAATTGCAGTCCCGCAACCTGGTAACTAATTCGTCCCACGCTATTTGCTCTTGTATTTCTGCTGTAATATTAATACGAGTTTCTGTGGTAAAGTCCAATTCCAGCTTGTGTGCTAGTTCAACATGATTCCAACATGGACCTGGATTGGTCACTGTAAATGAAGCAGGACCCCAGTCAGCATTTGGGTCTGCAAGGTAACTAAACGCCTTGCGCATTTTGCCTTGTGTGGCATCCCATTGCTCAAAGTGACGTTCAAGCATTCGTATATCGTCTACACTGCTGTCCCACCAACTGAGTCTGGCACCTTCTATACCCCTAAGTGGAATATTTAAACGTGCTACCATCGGCATACCTATTGTATGCGCATCAACATGAGGAACTGCTGATTTTGCACCAGCTGCTCCAACAAATAAACTAAAACGTCTAAATGACAATCCCAGTTCTCTGAAATGGTTTTTAACTTTGGCAGTCATTGACCATCCATCGAACACACCTTGATCTAAATCTGTTTTATCAAACTTTGGACCGTATTTTTCAAATAACTTATTTGCCGCAATAGTAGCATGTGGAATGATGTGTTCAGTTGCCCACGCTGATTCTTCTTCAGTTGGCCAGAACATCGGCATTGGGATATGGTATTTTTGCATATCTGTATTTACCGAGACTTTAGTCTATGTTTCTAAACGTGCGCCAATCATCAATGTTGGGCTTTTCATCTTCATCATAAGTCCAACCTAGTGCCTTCATCATGCGGTGCTTGACCAGTAAGTTGGGACTACGGAATCTGCCAGTATCTTCAAAACCCATCATTACCCCTAACTCGCATACTGCACCGCTACGGCAGATACCCGCATAACAATGAACAACCACATTCATTCTGTTTGCCAATGCGTGTTGCAACAATCGAACCAGCTCGTTGGCTTGCTCCTGGCTGCACTTCATAGATTCTTCTAGAACCTCATCATTCTTTTCTACATCTAAAAATTCAAAATTATGAATCTCTTTGAACTTGTGAGCAGGAGTAGGACGCCAGCTTGCCGGATCAACAATGCTGATCAGCATACTATTCTCTCCTGCCTCGTGATGAAACCTCTTTGGGATATCATCTGCGGCAACGTTTTCAATCCACGGCATTTTTCTTATCCTTGATAGCTTGTTTTACAATACGCAAAGCTTCTGCTTGGCGCCGTCTAGCAAACTCTAAGCTAGGCCCCCAATCAAAGGTTTCAGCACTGGCTTCGAGTTCCTCCAGACTTTCTTTTATTTTGTTAAGTTCCTCGAGTGTCATGCGGCAACATAATCAATGTGCTTGCGCTGGCCAGCCAGCACTTCGTCAAGTTGTTGCATACCAACAACACGAGCCATACCCGGCCAGTCTGCGGCGTACATGCGGAAGTCATAGCCAAAGCTCTGAACATGGCACTTGTGCTTTTCACTCCAACGCATACCACCGCCACCTCCTGTGCCAGTATGAGCACGTTGACGTCCAGATCCAAATCCGTGCAATCCGCGGAACAAATCACCACCTAGATACATACCGTCCCATTCTTTGGGCCATGCAACGATCCAATCAACACGGCCACTCCAACCAGGGTAGCCAGTAGGCGCAGGTTGTCCGTTAATTTGTTCTCGGCCTCCCCAGTTTTGGACGCCATTGTGCGGGCATGAATGGCTGTTGCTAACGTTGGTATTCCAACGAACATCAAAGCGTTCAAACTCCAGCAGTCGAGGGATCGGACAAACAACACCGTTCTTACCACGGCTATGCGTCTTGCCAACATAACGCCAGTCATGAGGATCAGCTTTTGCAGCTTCGGCCCAAAACATGTCTTGGTTGCCAAGAACCATCAGCTTCCACTGTTCAATGGTCTGCTCGCACTCGTAAAGTTCGTTCCACTTTTGATCAGCCACTGCTTCCATAACTGTTAGCTTACGCTTGGTGTTACGTTCACGTGCCAACTTACGCAGGTGGTTCTTGTATTTTGTTTGATCCTCAAACAGTTTACCTGTTTGATCACATTTCCAAACTGTAATTTGACTCATACTGTTTCCTTGATACACTGTTCCACATCCTGCAAAATACGCTTGAGTTCGGCGATGTTGATCTCAAGGAACTGGATAGTAGCAATACAAGCCATTTCAGCACCCGGCGGTGGAGTAGGACCAGCATATGATGTTGCCAGGGCACTCTGATATTGGGCCAGCATCTTTTCCTTGCCGGCGATTGTTTTCTCAAGATTTGTTTTTACGGTTTGGATGTTCATTCTGAAATTGCTTTCCTAAAAATAATCTCTTGTCGGGCAAACGCATCTTGTTCCCAAGGCTGGTCAAGATACTTTGTGCGCTTGGTATACCGCTTGCCGCACCAGTAGTTCACACCATTGATGGCCTGCAATGTACCGCGAGCCATTTGGCGAACGTGAACCATTTCGTGTGCAAGCGTGATTCCAAGATCTTTTAGTTTCATTGGACGAACAACAACCACATAACTGTCAAGGCCATTTAATGGAACTGTCATGCCCATGCCTTCACATTCGTTGGCAATACGGATCAGTAGACTTTTGCGACTGTTAGTCAACCCAAGCTGACGAATTATGCTAGGCATGATTGCCTTTACAAATTCTACCTTTTTAGGGCTACCCTCGACTAAGAATTCCATATTAGCTCCAAAGCAAATCAAAGTTTCCAGCTAGTACTTTTTTAACACTTGCTGTCTTATCAGTTGCATGATCCAGTACCTTATCGTCTTGGAAACGGTATGTACGGATTTTATCTCCTCGCATACCAGAACCAACTTGGGTCTTTCTATCCTGTGCAATAGCTTTATTATACTTGGTTCTAACCGTTTCGTCAAGTCTTTTCTGGATAATACCCATGGCTTCTGTAAGGCTATTGGTCCTGCTTCTGCACTGTGCAACTGCTGTAATTCCAGTAGGAATGTGTACTATTCTACACGAATTTTGGTGCTTGTTACGATGTTGTCCACCTGCACCTGTGCCCGAAAACCAATCAATGCTACAATCACGCTTGTCAAACGCAATCACGGTAACTTCCGGATCAATAACAGCAACCGTGACAGTGCTGGTATGTACACGGCCTTTTCTCTCAGTTGGTGGTATGCGCTGTATACGATGCCCACCAGATTCTGATTCTAAACTCGTAAGATCAGGGCCGTTGACTAAGAGATGTATTTCTCCTGGCCAAGAGCCCTGTGTGCGAATAATTCAGCCTAGCTTGTTGCCTAGTCGTTGGTAAGCGTCAGCAAGATCGCTGACAAATAGTTTTGCATCATCGCCGCCTTCTGCGGCTCGGATTTCAATGACTCGTTTCATTATACTCTCTCTTTTTTAACTCGACCAATTCTGCTGGCCTTGTTCCAATCATATTTGACACCATCTGGGCACGTTCCGTCCTTGATACTGTCTACTCCAAACAACCCACAAACTTCAAAGTCTGTGCCTTTGATAGTAACAAATTCATTCATCGACTTGGCAACATTCATTGCTTCGGCAAGTGTAAGCACTTTGAAGCTTTCTTCTTTTCCTATTATTTTATACATTAAATTTTTCTTTGTTACAATACAGTGACATTTGATAATAAGTGTCTAGCTACCTACACCACATAGGCCCTAAACTGAGTGGAACTACTCTGTCTACGTATTTTTATCTTATGGATATAGGTTAGCGTTCCTCACCTACGATTGTTTCCGTACCCCAAACCGAGGTCGTGTAGTCAAGTTCGTATGTACTAAGTTGTCGATAAGGAGCTCAACTATCACCTAACTCTGTAACGCTGAGTTAACGCGGGGTTTGGATGCGGGTGACAGATTCGAACTGCCGATGCTCCGAGCTTATGAGACTGGAGTGGTGACCAACCCTACCCGCTGTAATTGGTGGAGGATAACAGAATCGAACTGTTGCGAAGACCTTGCAAAGGTCCCAGGCTACCATTACATCAATCCCCCGAATTAGTTGCCTAGTTTTGAGTCCTGGCAAAAGACTATCAACAACTTGTCCTATTATACGCCGTTGACGGGGCGAGGCTCTTGGTCGGAGTACAAGGATTCGAACCTTGGACCTCATCGTCCCAAACGATGCGAACTACCGGGCTGTTCTACACTCCGATTAAATTTTGGTGCCCCCAGAGAGAATCGAACTCCCGTCCTCGGATTACAAAACCGATGTTCTACCATTTAACTACAGGGGCAAAAACTTTTACTTTTGCATCAATTTTAGATTGAGTACAAAATTTTCTACTGTCAACTTAACTACAGTGGCCAGCAGAATCATATCTCTGCTGTCTGGTTCAGTACCAAGGTAACTGTCCAACACACTGCCTGCTATCAGCATATATGCATCATGCTCATTGATACTTAGCATACCCCAATCAATAGGGTCGCTAGATTCAATTTGCTCTGCAAGTTCAACTAATTGTTCTGTTAAGTTCATATATTTTGGTGGGTCCTACCAGGTTCGAACTGATGACATTCTGCGTGTAAGGCAGACGCTCTACCAACTGAGCTAAAGACCCGTTATTCTTACTTAGCCACCTTGCTCTGAGTCTCGTACATCAGTTTCAGGTGGCTCATAATCATTTTTAGATGGCACATACACATAAGGAACTCTGGCTGGTTTCTTGCCAAATATAGCTTCGTGTCTACTACCAAACTCTTCCGGAGAAACACTAAATGGGCGAGGTGTATCGCCTTTACCACCATGACTCATCTTTTGCTCCTATTGTTAATGGAGCGGGTAGGGAGAATCGAACTCCACTCAGCGCAGCTTGGAAGGCTGGCGTCTCACCTCGAGCTTACCCGCATATAATTTAAAACACACTAATGTCCTACAGCTTTAGTAGGCCTCTCACTGTTGCCAATGACGCAGTCACACTTTAATGTATCTTTCTATTCTGAAACACACTATCCTTCCTTATTTGCGGAAGAGGCATGGACTCGTAATGTGCTTTAGAATAGTGGAGGACTGAGAATACATCTCTCCCAATAGCACCTCAAGCATTATAGTACGCCTTGCGAGCATACCTTCTCTTGATTTCCACTACAACCATATTGCTATGTATCATAGTCTGCTATCAGCATCGCCGTTTTTAAAGACAGGCACTAGTCTTGTCGCCATATGCTATTCTACGCTTTCTATCCCGTTGACCTTGCGAGCCATTCAAGTGCGCTAACACCTTACGAAACTTCCTGCATAAACCAATTTCACCTTGCGAGTTACGTTGGACTTGATTCACTTGCGTGTCAAGTATTAGATGCTTTTCACATATGACCGAGTCAGTCTTTGCATTTTTGTTAGATAGTGGTTTTGAAGCCACAGCCTATTCCTTAACAGGGAATTGCTCTACAATGAGCTATATCAACCTACTGCGATGTGCTGACTCAGTTGCTGCATAAAGTTTTGCTCTACACAATACAACACACCACGTACCTTTTGCCTCGCGAGCTACTCAGTCGTCTTTTGCGATCAATGTCCGCGTTTCACAACGCAACCACCAACCACTCAAACTGCATACCAGCTCTTAGGAGCGACCCTTTGAACCAATACACTACCCTTTCTTGTACCAGCTAACTGATTGGTTTTGCAGTGAAGGACAGCACCACCTGTTTCCTTTCCATGCACTTGCGTTACCTTGCGGCGCTTGAGCACACGTTCTTTCCACTACTATCAGCTTTGCTGTTATCTCCGCCGGTCTTATCAACGAAGCGTACCTCACGGTACCAAGCAGGCTTGTCTAAATGAACTATTTCTAGCGGAGTTATGTAGGCATACCTCCTTTGGCTGTGTCACCACAGTTATTCTTCGTAGACAGCAAGCCGCCTACAGGATGTTAAACCACCCTTAAATTCTTATACAACTACACACTTACCAGAATCGAACTGGTGACCAAGCTCGAATTCGGGCCCAGCTATGTTCCACATAACGACCTAGCCTCAGCCGCAGTGCGTATGTGTATAAGAACTCTTATACATAAATTTTTAATGAACGTTTGTTAATTTCTTAACATGTATCTATTGTAGCAAACTTTTTATCGCTTGTCAACAACTTTTTAAAATAATTAAGAGCTTGTAGACCAAACTACAATTTACCGGTTTCTAGACGAACTCTTAAACTTGGTGCCCCCACGATGATTCGAACACCGGACCTACTGATTACAAGTCAGTTGCTCTACCAGCTGAGCTATAAGGGCTAATATTTGGTGCGTCAGGTGAGACTCGAACTCACAATCCTCTCGGCATTGGCTTCTAAGACCAACGTGTATACCATTCCACCACTAACGCAATAAAATAAGATGAAAGTCCGTTACTCGTCAAGGATAGGTTCTACCTGTCGCTTCCTTATAACTTTTCGCTTGTCAACTTTCAAATTTGGCTCCTCGACCTGGGCTCGAACCAGGGACCAACGGATTAACAGTCCGGCACTCTACCAACTGAGCTATCGAGGAATAATAATTTAAGGCTATGCGAGCTCATCTGCATACTTAGGCTTTTTGTCTTCTCCTGCCCGGGCAGTTACGACTGTAGCGTCACCTTAGAACTTGGTACTGCTACGGGGAATCGAACCCCGCTTTCCGCCTTGAAAGGGCAGCGTCCTAACCGATAGACGATAGCAGCAAAACTTGGCGATGCGTGGGAGAATCGAACTCCCGTAAGCGGATAGACAATCCGCAGTAATAACCTCTATACGAACGCACCTAATTTCTTTTCCCGGCCGGACTTACACCAGCAATATACTAGATACGTTAAATCTAGCCTTCCTAATGAAAAGTGCTTTCTTCACACTAATGACGAGAAACTTTGGCGCGGCGTAGGGGACTCGAACCCCTGACTTTCTGCTAGACAGGCAAACACTCTACCAACTGAGTTAACGCCGCATAAATTTTAATTGACTACTTACACTTTAGGCCGTCAATCAAGGCAATTGTGTTTGGTGGAGACCGCCTATGTACAGGCATGACCCATACACCGTCCACGTTATCCGCTTATCCGAGAACATTGACCGAAAGCATTGCGAAACGGTTGCACCTGTGATAAGTTTCTGTCTCCATAACTGGTACCCGAGGTTGGGAACGATCCAACGGCCTAACGCTTATCAAGCGTTTGCTCTACCACTGAGCTACACGGGTTCTTAACTCCACGGAAGCCCTCTGCTGCCTCTTCCGTTTCCTTTATTCTTTGCTTTATGCGTAGGTGTCTGTGCATGACAATTGGGACATAGTAATCTTAAATTTGCAGGAGTATTATCGCCTGCATTTCCATCTATGTGATCAACTTCAAGTGGCACTGGTTTTCCTTGCCATTCAGTTGTCTTACAACAAACACATTGCCAACCGTTTATGTCAACTAAATGTTTTTTGATATTCCCTCTGTTACTTACTTTACCTTCAAGGAAGTTTTGTCTACGCTGTCTACGTTGATCTTCGAATGTGCATTCTAGACCGCAATAGACCCCTTTAACTTTTCCTTGTTTGCTAAACGCAAAAATCTTGTTACAATTCTTACAAACTGATTCCATGGTGTGAGCACCTCCTACGAGTATTTATGCTCTTACCAGTCAAAATGTAAGATATAACATTTAAACTTGGTGCGGGTAACTGGACTCGAACCAGCACGCCATTATAGCGGGAGATTTTAAGTCTCCTGTGTATACCATTTCACCATACCCGCAAATCTTTTGGTGGAGACCGAGGGAATCGAACCCTTCTAGTCACGCGAGTTGCAAACCCACGCCGTAACCCATTACTGCCCCCATTACCATATCGAAACACACTAAAAGGAATCTAGTCCACCAGGGGCACAAGTGCAGGGGGCAGGCTAAAAGAAATCTAATGCATTTCGATATGGTACTCGATAGCGGAGTTGAACCGCTCTTCTTTGGTTGAAAACCAAATGTCCTAACCGATAGACGAATCGAGTATAAACGCAGAAGCAATACTAAGACAAGTCTGTTCTTGCTTCTGCGTTGAAAATGTCACTGTATTGTTAATGAACAATTAAGCAACTAACACGATGGTCTGTTGCTGTTTAAGTATCAATTATACGACTATTACGTCATCTTGTCAATACTTTTTTAAATTTCTTTGTTGTATTTCTACAACACTTACTTTTAACCTCTTGCTGTATTGCTACAGTATGTGACTATTATATGGTACTTTGACCATCTTGTCAACACTTGTTTAAAACTATTTTTTGTTGTATTTCTACAACACTTACAAAACTTGGAGCGGGCAAAGAGACTCGAACTCTCGACATCTTCCTTGGCAAGGAAGTGCTCTACCAACTGAGCTATACCCGCATAAAACAAAAACCCCGGAGTGTTTAATTCCGGGGCTTAATCTTACAAGACATGTAGAATTAAGCCTCCGGAGTATCCTCCGCGGCGTTTCCTGTTGTACCTAGTAAGTTTAAGTGTATCATTGTATTATTATATATCCATTGAATGAAAAAGTCAACGGTTATGGCGAAAAAAACTAAGATTTTATTTTTCGCCAGGTTCCTCGAGTTGATCCTGTGCTTAGATCCACTACTCTGCAAGTAACTGTTATTCGTACTCCGTTGCCTTGGATAACATGATGCGGCAAATCGGTCCTGACCAATGCACTTGAGCATGAAGTAGCAGTGGACCAAATTGGATCAGGTATATCTTCCCAATCTATTTTCTGGGATTTGAAATCTGCGACCCAGGGCCAAGTGTAATCTAGAAATTCAACGCCGTCGAGATTTTTGTTGTACGATTCATATCCGTCTTTGGTATCAGGAAACCATCGTACTACGCCAGGAGCTTCTGCAAGTTCGTAAAAGTTTAATCGTGTTTCTAACCTTGCTGAATCAGAATGTATGTTACGATCATATGTGTTTGGGTTGACCATAAACACGCCCATGACTTCGGCTTTCAGTCCCATTGGGTTTAAAAACTCGTCAGCTAATTTTCGGGTGGCTGCAAAGTCGTGTCCTATTGCATACGAACTGTTGAACCAAAGTCGTGTACTACTGGCATGCTGTGATTGCAGTTTGTCAATTGGGCCGGCCCTTAAAGCATCTACATCCTCCTGCGGCAACTTTAGATCTAACGGAATAAAAAAGTCCGGATGAGCTTGTACAGGCTGATTCAAGTTGTCCATCATTTGGACAGTTCCTTTACTGTGAGAAAAGGGTACGCTTGATTACCGGACATTTTAATGTATGTGCCATAGTCAACACTGCCCTTGTCCAAGTTAGCAAGTATGTGACGTGCTCCATGACCGCCAAAGGGTGCAATGCTTCTTTCTGTATACTTAAAAATTTCAACTGGAACAAAGTCCATGACCAAGTGCAAGCGATCATTGCTACCATTATTTTGAATAGCATGTCGTAGTTTGTTATTAAAGATAAAGCATTGACCTTCTGCAAAATGATAGGAACCGCTGTCAAAATTAAAGACTACATTGCTGTTGGTTTTAAGTACTGCATGAATTCGTGTGGTATAATCAGAATAAAAATGCTTGTCGGTGTGCGGGGCAATTGTACAACCCGGCGGCACTGAATTAAGCTCTGCGCCCCAAAGTACATACTCTGAACCAAGTTGCTGATTTGCTTGATTGAAAATGGGTGCAGCCAATTTGTAAATTTCAGATTGTGATTGGCCAATGGTTGAGGGTGTATTTAAGCTTTGGTACCATGGAACATGACAACAATACGGAAACTTGTACCAGCTACATTCAGCAAAGAAACTGTCAGTTGGCCTTGACTGCCAAATATCCTTGTTGGCAAAGAAGTAGTCTGCTAACGGCTTATAATGAAGAACTGGGTCTAACATGACCCAGTTTGGATATTGTTCTACTAGTGGCATGCACTACTTATCTGTTGTCATTACCAGTTTGGCAGTGGCCATGAACTCATCGTATGCTTGCTTGACCATTGGGTGTTCCAACAACTTGACAGCTTCGGCTTCCATGGCCTTGATGCCTGCTTCGGTAACTTCTCTTGCGCTGGGAATTTCAATGTAGTAGCGTTCATCACCAAACGCTTGGGCCAATGCACGCCACGCTTTGTCTTGCTGGTCTGTAACTGGCTTCTTGTGTGGGCGCATTTCACTGGCACGAACCAACGCAGAGCTCATGGCATCTTCAGCAAATCGCCCGGCGGCAATCATTGGTGCAAGTGCTGGGTCAATGTTAAAGCGTCGACTGGATCCACCTGGATAGCACATTACAAGATGATTGCCCTTGGTAAAACCATCCATTAGATTGCTGTCGTATTCTGCCACTGGCACGTACTTTCGACCAACCTTTTCGTAATAAACCTTTTTCACAATTCAAGTCCTTGTAACTTTGCATTAACAATCTTGTCAAACCCTTCTTCGACGGTTGGGTAAACAAAATTGTCAATCATACTACGCATAACATATTCGGGAATGGTCTTGCCCGGACGGTCCAACATCTTGGCATGCAGTGCAGACGGTGGAGTTTTAAACACTACTGCAATTTTAGTATAGTGGGCAGGGGCCATGCGCAATTTCTTGGCACGTGTTTTAACCGATGTGCTGGTCTGATCCCATACAACATCTTTGTTTGCGGCAAATGCATCACGTGCTTCAGTTGCCATCAAGTCCACTGCTGTAGACATGTAGTCGTCGAATACTTCGTTGTAGGTTTTGCCAATGGATCGGGCATAACGTTCCACATAACGATCAGTGCTTACAATAACTGTGTTATCCCAGTTAAATTTTTGATGACCGATCCAAGTAGACTTGCCTGAACCAGGTACTCCTACTAGAACATATAACACTGGCATTACTCAATATCCTTTTTGTCGTTAGCATAAATTCCGCGGGCTTCAGCGTGTTCTTTGCACAATGTAGTAATCCAGCCGCCGCCCACTTGCTTGCCTGGGTTTCCACATTCTTCGCAGGTAACAGCTGACATGCTTTCTGCCATACTGACCAGTCCACTGACATAATCATCGCCGCCGCTGTAGTAAAAACGCAAGGTACCAAACTTCTCTTTGACTTGATCTACAGTAACTTGCGGACATGCGTCTGTGACAATTTTCAAATCAGCGTTGATGATTTCTTGTTTACGCTTTTCCTTGTATTCCAAGTCGGTTATACTTTTCATGTCTTCTTCAAACAGTTCGAAGTTGCCCGCCTTGCATTGCTCAGCTATTGCATTGTACTTGATAATGGCTTCACGCTTGCGTTCTGTCCAATCGATATGACCTTGGATATTTGCGCACAATTGATTAATGATATTGTACCAGCCGTCACCATGCGAGAATCCCCAGCACATACAAGTTTCTTGCATTGGTGCGTTACGGTTTACAAATAGTTTTGGGTATGCGGTGCAAAGTTTTGTGTCTAGATCTTGGTGCATTGATATCTCCTGGTTACGCAAATTATACTACAATTTTTGTCAAAAAACAAGGGCTAAATTAGCCCTTGTTACAATCATTTACATTTTAGAACATGCTACGTGCCATTATAGACACACCGTAACCTTGTACACCCGACTGCCCACTTACGTTAAACTGCTTGACCAAGTTAACACCAATTATCGAAGTGTTGCTATGACTTACAGTGTAACCAAGGACCAAATCCATTTCACGTACTTTAGGTGCCAGGCTTACTCGTTCACTTTGTGTTACTGGATTTGCATCTGTTGTACCATCTTCATTGTCAGTGTAAGTGTAACCTGTTACACCAGTCACAGTTGCATGACCTGAGCGCACTGCTACCGGAGTAGCCACTGCAAAGCTCAATGTGTCTTTGGTCTTACCAGCAAACAAAATATTGCTCTTGGCTACACCAATCTTCCACGAGTCTGCAAGTACAGTAGATCCAAGTTGCACCATGCTGTTGGCTGCATTGTTAGTTCGAGTCATACCCATTGTGTAGCTACCAATCAGTGCAGTGTTATGAGCAATGTTATGACTAAAGTTAGCACCTGACCATACAGTACTAGAGCCACCAAATTCCATTGCGCCGCCGCCTTGTGTGCCCAAGAAACCTTTTTGCTCACTCAGTGTTCCAACTTCAAAGCCCAAGCGTGTGCTGGCATCATACTGCCATTCATACTGCGAAGCTGCACCACCATCACTTGCCATGAATGTCAATGTAGCGTCCTTGCCAATTGGGTTGGCAATCTGCTTGTAGTTTGCACCTGCCATACTCATCCAAGGACTGGCATATTGGTAACTCATTGCATTGTTATAGCCAACTGCTTTTGTCAAGTCCACTGCATAGTTACGACCAATGGAGTCAACCACTTGTGTATTTTTTAGCACTGAGCTGGTTGTCAAGTTCACTGCACCTGTTGTTACTACCCCGGTGCCTTGAAGTTGCAACACTTTGCCTTGCGGACCTGAACCAGTCAACTTGGTATTATTTGCAATGACCAACGCACCTTGTGGGCGTGTTGCGGCATCAAAGTCTACCATGCCGTGGCCGTACACTTCGTCAACACCCTTGGCACCCATGTCCTTGGCTGTGTTAAGTGTAAGTGCAACCAACTGTTCGGGACGCAGTTGTGGCCATGCTTGCTTCATCAATGCAATGCCACCTGTTACGTAGGCTGTTGCTGGGCTTGTTCCGTTGACACCAATTGAACCATTTGTTCCCATCGCCATTTGATTAGGGGTCGAGCCGTACACTGCCATACCTGGTGCAACAACAAAGAAGTCCTTGACCTGATACGGATCATTACATGTGGTGCCCACAATGTTTGTACAAATGTGCCCTGCACGATTTGAAAATGGTGCAATAGTTTTGCCAGCAACATCTGTGGCGCCAACAATTAACATACGGCCGCCAAGAATCAACTTGCCTGTGCTGTCAACTTGTGTGGCAAATGCGCCTGGAAACTGTGCATAAGGCAAGCCTTGGTTACCAGCGGCCGCTACAATAATGCTTCCACGATTTGTACCCACTGCCAAGCCATTGAGAGTTGCTCTGCTTTGGCCATACATTGAACCATACAGTGCTGGAGCCTTCCATACCCCGGCTACACCAGGATTGAGCAATACCATGCCCTTTTGGAATGTTGGGTCAAATGTAGAGCCAAGGCTCAAGTTAATGGCAGTTGCTCCGAGCGAGCTGGCCCAGTCAACACCACTGACCACTGCTGCCATACTGACCAATGGAGATGTACCACCTTGTCCAACTTGTCCAAGCAACAGTTTTGCATCAGGTGCAACACCAACTGTGCCAGTGCCGTTGTTGGCACCTGCGGCAATTCCTGCCATCATTGTACCGTGATAGCCCCATGTCACTGCTGTTGGGTTAGTTGGATTTTGATATGCAACGGTTGAGTTGAAGTTTTTGCTTGCAACAATCTTGCCGGACAAGTCAGTGTGTGTCAGGTCAAAGCCGCTGTCAAGGATTGCAATAGTTACACCCTTACCAGTGATGCCACGTGCCCATGCATAGTTAACTCCGCCGACTTTGAGTACAGTGGAGATTTCTTTTGCTTCGTAGTTGAGTGCTTTGGTCTGACCAAACGCAATTGAACTTGATAATAGTGCAAGAGCAATAGCAAGTGAGTTAAGTTTAAATTTCATAACTGTCCTTTAGGGTATTTGCTTATTATAACATTAAACTGGCTTGCCGTCAACCAATTTGCGTATACGGTGGGCCATGTCCTCGGGTGTGTCGCCTTTGCCTGTTAACATATAAGCATAGTACTCCACCATGTCAGCCTGCTTGAACTCTAGGTCAATTCCTAAGTTCTTAAAAACAACGTTGACCTGCTTCAGTGTTTCTTCTACTGTCTTTTGTACAATATCCAAGTGGCTAGCGTCTACCTCTTCTTCGTCGTAGCCCATGTCTCCTAAGATATCATTGAATGCTACTTGGTCATCCATAATGCAGAACTTACCAAACGCTTTGTTTAAGGTTTCGTTACCAAAGTCCTCAATACCCTCACCAATGTCGTTAGTGTCGATATCGTTGAGGTGTTCTTGTTTAGTGAAATTACGCATTGTGACTCCCGTTTTGTGTGTATGTATGTATTATACTAGGTTTTGGACCTGTTGTCAACCGTTTTATGCAGGCGCAAACATAGCGGCGCCTTGGGCCATGATAACCTGATACGCTTCCATGGTTTTTTGTGGTTGCGCAAGGGGATTTTTTTGAATAAATTGCAGTGTTTCTAGGAATCCCAGGCCCAAAAATTCTGATTCTTTTTGGATTTGGGAAATTGCTGTTGCGATTTGCATTTTAAGTCCTATTTGTTGCTGTCTATGTGTTAATTATACTGGTTCTTGAGCCTGCTGTCAACCACAATTTTGTTGTATTTTAGCCACAAAAAAGCCCGCAAAAAGCGGGCTAATTTGTCTAATTTTTAAGCAAATTAGAGGGTGATGCCCATGGACTGTGCCTTGTATGCAAGTGCTACCATACGGCGGCTAGCTTCACCATGACGATATTCAGTGACTTGAACACCGTTGCCAGCTTTACGTGGGTTTGCATAAATTGCATGGCCACGTTGACGGATTTGGCTAATTGTTGCAGATGGGTTAGCAATGCCGAAACGCTTGCTGATGGCTGCTTCTGTCAATGTCTCACCATTGATAACAAGTGCCTGGAACAACTTAAACTGCTTTGTGTCTTCTTTGAATTTCTTTAACATTTTGTATTTCCTATTTTTTAAAACATTACTGTGTAATGGTATATTGATTATAACAAGTTTGAAGAGAGAAGTCTATACGCTTGTCAACCATAAAGACTTCTTTTGGTTAAACAAGTTTATCTTATTTGGTGTTGATAAACTCGTTGAGGGCCTTGGCTTTGGTAATAACCTCTGCTTCGGTAGGGAAAGGTTTAAAGACCGGTACAGGTGGTACTACGGTGATAAGTGAATCTTTTCCGCGGGCCTTGATTTTTGCAATGTCTACTTCGTGTTGCCAAAATTGCTGAGCTGCTTCGCGGTGCGCATGCCAATCCTGTTCTAACATTTCTTTTGCCATCTTAAGTAGGTCAAGACGGATCATATAGCCATTTGTAGCTGTTGTACTCATAAGATATCTCCTGTGTGTTGAGTGTGTGGTAAAACTGTTGTCTTACAAAATAATTATACACTACAAAAACAAAAAAGCCACCTTTTACAGTGGCTTTGGCAAAACTAGTTTATAAATTCACTGTATGGCTTGTTTCGTAACCAGAGGATGATATTTTTTGCTACCTCATTCTCTTGACCACTAAAAAAGTGCGGGCCCGGTTCTAGTCCATAGATACCAAGATGTGGTATACCACCGGACACAACAATAGAGTCGTTGTCTTCCATTAGTTGTTTAATTTTAGAAATACTACACTTTAGTGTTTGATCTTGTTCATGATGAACAATAAGGATTGGAGTATCTGTATTGTTCCTTAGAGGAGTGGCAAATACCTTTGCTTCCTTGTCCTTTGTGTCCGGACTAGCATTCCAAGCACCACTACCAACCACTATCTTGTCCAAAACATTGTACTGTGACAGCAATGACATTTCGATAGCACCATAGCTATGTCCATACCCAACAATGGAAGCTCTAGGATATGTGTTTCGTATATCATCAATGATGTTTAACAAGGTAGCTATACGCTCAGATGAGGAACGTTCTGCAGGTGGCATATCTTTTTTGTAAAACTTAGTTGGGAAGTCTACTGTAGCAACTGCTACACCACGATCTAGCCACAGCGATAGCCAACGCCAAGTAAAGGCGTTGGGTATGCTTGCCGAAATGTTCTTAGACTTTGAAGTAAGTCCTAGTGCCGCGGTGCCACCTGGGATATAAACAACCACAATGTCTGGGTCATTGACTTTGCTAAACACAGCCACAGAAGTTTCAACTTGGCCATCTTTGTAGGTTTTTACACGCTGAAAGCCAGTGGCTGTTTCTAATACAATGTCAAAGTGGGACTTCATTTGTTTATTTCTTTCAAAAGTGTAGGGGCAATTGCCCCTACTACTTACATCAACTAAATCTAGTTTTTAGACCAAATTAGAATGCAAACTTAACACCAGCTGTTACGCGATTGCCGTCAAACTGGCTAACACGGTCTTGACCGTATTGGCGAGTAAAGTCAACACCTGCTGTAACTGTTTTGGTAACTGGCACACTTAGGCCTGCACCAACAACTGCGGCATAACCATCAGCACCAGTTTGGTTGTTCAAGTATGCGCCACCTGCTTTGACAGCAACGGCAACTGGACCTAATTTAACAACATCGTATGCGCCAATTAAGCTGAAACGATTTTGATCGTTTGCGCCAACTGATGTGCGTTCTGCACCTGCTGTTACACCAACTGCGCCAAATTGCTGGCCAACTGTAACACCAAAGCTGTTACGATCGTCTGCACGGCTAGTTGTAACGCCAAACTCTGCGGCGCTAGCTACTGTAGCGGATAAAGCAATTAATGTTGCAATAGTAAGTTTTTTCATTTAGTTTCCTTTTGTTGACAGTACAATGAAAGCTGTACTGTTCAGGTATATTTAATAAGTGTTTTCACGGGGGTAAGCCCAAGAGTGCTGTGTTTGGCAAACAAGAAACCCGCCGAAGCGGGTTTTGGTTATGCAAAGATTTCTAATGCTGTTCCACATTCGGTACAGAACTTGGCAGTGGCCTTGTTTTGTTTTCCGCATGTGACGCATTTGGGTTTACGCTCTACTGTAACTGGCTTGAGCACCGGTTTGTTATCAGCTGTTTCTCCTAGCAACTTTAGAACAATAGTATGCTTTTCGGCTTCCATTACACCCATGGTAACAGTTTGAAACTTTTGTGTACTCTTGCTACCAGGCACAGTGATACCAACATCGTTAACTGTCTGTGTCATGTCCATCCAGTCCATGGTAGCCATGCCATCATGCAGTTCAGTTTTGTTCACAATGCCATTGTCAGCACAATACTTGTCTACTGCGGCACTTGCGGCTTGTGCCATTACAGAACCATTTTGGCTAAAATCAACTCCACGCAATGCACCATTGACATTGAAGCTGGTCTGTGTCATACCGCCTACAATTCTATCATGATTGCTGTAACGATTGCCGAAAAACCATTCTCTATTAACCGCCGGAGCAACATAAGGCTTTTCGTATTGAAACTCAATTCGTACCAAGCCATCTTCTAGCTTTGTGCCACGTGGACCATCTTCAATTGCACTTGTACGTTCAATGAACTTGAAACGGTTACCTGCTGACAAGTTACCGTTCTTAACATAACGCTCTAGGTCTACTTCTTGACCTGCATTGAGTACAAGGCCACCTTCAATGACATTGTCGCCATCGATGAAGATATTGACTAGTGCTCGAGTTGTGTTGAGGTTCTTGATTAGAAAGCTATATTCGCTGCCAAATGGAATATAAACTGTGTCCTTGAATTCACGGAGGATCTTACCGTTTGCTTTTAGACTCGCAACGAGTTTTGATTGATACATCATCATCTTTCCTTTTTACTGGTCACTGTCTAAGACCATAGTTATTAAAGACAGTTGGGTGTAGCTTTGCGCTACAAATTTATTTAGTCTTGGCTTTGCTAGTACGTTTAGCAGATTTATCAGAAACGGAAGAATCTTCTAAACTGCTTAACTTTCTAATAGCTCCTGGCTTTACTTTGATGAAAGTAGAATGCCAAATATCATTGTGTTTAATTGGAAGGTCAACAAATACAGTTACCAGACTGCCTTCTGTTTCATTGACCATTCCTTCGCCGCCGGTAGTTCCTACAAAAGGAATTCCATTGTACTTGCCGAATACTCGCTCACCAAATGACCATTTGGCCGCGGGGCGATGTAATGCAAAGTATTCAGCAAGTCCCATTAGATGCCTGAACCGTCTGCTTCATTCACTGGCAAAGTTGCTTGTACTGCCAACGCTGCCTTGACTGCCGCTTCAACTGCAATACGGATCAAGTCTGCTGTGGCACCATCTGCTTGGCCAACTTGCACAGGAGCAACAAATGCTTCTTCAACAGCGCCGCCGATTTCGTCAATAACTTCATAACGGCATGCACGACCCTTGGTTGCATTGTAGTCAGCAGGAATGCTAACAACATCACGTGGATTGATTTTAAGTACCAACACACGGCTATCGCTACCACCAAAGTGATCCAAATACGCCAATGAGCAGAAGTGCAAACCAGTTGAGCAAGTGTTGTTGGCGTTGTCGTCAACTGTGTTGCGTTCCATCTCAACAATCTTACCAACACTGTTATCCATTGTACCACTGTGGATATCCAAGTAGTCCTTACGAACTTTCTTGTAAGCCAAGAAGTGACCATCAGGGGTAATTGGCAAGTTGCCCTTTTCCAAGAACGAGTACAGTTCAGTGACTGCTCGCTTGCTTGGGTTCAGCATCAAGTTTTCCATAAACATGATCATTGGCTCAATTGGAAATCCGTCTTGATACATTTCAATCAAACGTCCTGCCAAGTGATTGTTGAATGCTTCGCCCTTCCAAAACAATTTGTCGCCTTGGATTGAAACATTACCTTGACCGTAGTTCAGGATAACTTTCTTTGGTTCAATTAGATCCTTGACCAAGTCCCAGTCATTATTACAGATAGCTGTTTTGATCTTGTCATACGACAAGTGAGTGTTGCTAATAGTATGGCTGTTGTTGCCAATTACTACTACAATATTTTTTCCTTGAATCAGATACGGATATGTCATTTTAATCGCCTTTAATTTAATTACACTGTTGCCAATTTACTATCAATCATCGAAATGTATTCACCAACTGCCTTGTCGTAATCGCCCTTACGAGAACTTGATGTCAAGAATTCAAGCAATGGATATCGCTGTTTAATCTCTTCAGCAGTTGCTAGTAATTTAGCCAACACTTGGTCTGGATCTGTTGCCAATTTGGTCTTATAGCGTTGGCACAAAGTTTGCAGTGCTTGTCGGCTATACTTGACTTTCTTGACGTCCTTGAACTGACTCAAAAACTTAGTGTATGGACTATCAACATTGTCAATATGATACAGTACACGAGCATTGTAATGCAAATATTCATCTTTGTCAATGGAGTTCAGTGCCATTTTCAACAACCGCTGTTCGTCAACTTTGCCCAATGCATCCACAATGTGTGTTTCCAAGTTGACCCAATTTTTACGCTTCTTGACGTCTTCGATGTCAGTTTTGCGAACGCCGTAAACAGTATGAGGAGCGATTCCCAACCCAGATTCTGACAAGTCGTCGAACAACTCTTTGCCGCCTGTATAGCCACCAATGCTTTGCAACATGAAGCCATTCAACGGCAAGTAGTAGTAAGTTTGGCTGGCATCGTAACTGTCAACTTTGCCAGCATCGCGCCACACCATTTCCTTTGCACGGTAGTAACCGCCGTTGCCTCGCTCTTCCAATTTCAAAATTGTTACGTTCTTGCCTGTTGCTGAATCTGCACGTTCGCGGCTCAGCAAAGCACTTGCCATAAGAATTTGGTTCTTAGGAGGATTTGAGATTGACTCAAAGAAGCCAACAGTATCAACTGGCTTGCTACGATCAGCAGGCTCAAGTACAGTGATAGAATCACTGGACCAACCACCAGTGTTTACATCTTTGCTGTTGCGCCAATGAAACTTTGCACGTTCTAATGCGCCAGTCTTGGTATCATTGATAACAAAATACTCAAGTGCCGACGTATTGATTTCCCAATACTGCCATGTTTCGCGCACACCTGTTACTGCATCCAACTCACCATAATGTGTCTGGCTACGTCGATTTTGTGCGCCGACTTGGCCGCGGGCCTTACTGAAGCCTCGAGCTACCAAGTTAAACTTTGCAGCCAATTCAGTAATTGCAGGGCGGAAGGTCACAAGGCGTAAATATCCGCTGGTTGCAGTGGGATTTTCAAACATTGCAAACTCAGTGTCGCTGATATACTTGCGAACTGCGGCGCCCCACAACGGCTGTTCATTTTTGCGTTTCAACAGTAATGCACGTTCCCACAGATTATCAATTGCTTCGGCTTCGTCGGCAATTCGTCCTGCCAGTACTGCATTTACTTGTTCCAACTTGGACTTGATACTTGCAATGGTCTGTGGAATGTAGCTCAAGCCTTCACGGCTTGCTTGAAAGTCCAGTTCGCCGATGCCAAAGTGCATTTCCAAACCGCAGGACAACAAACGAGCAAGCTCACCCAAGTTATCAGCATGATTAGGTACATCGATTGGATATGCAATATTGCCCATCACTGCAACACTATTGCGGCGGCTATCAGTTGAATGTACACCGGGAATAATATCGCGGTCAATATACTCGACATCTTTGAATACAAATTCACTAGAACCCGACACCACAGGGCGGAGTGCAAAGTATGTATAAACGACCACTGCTTCCTGACGAAACTTTTCAAAGTCATAACGATCGTTGACAGAGAACTTGACTTCAACGCCAGCAGGCTCGGTGGTGTCTTCGGACATCATCAATGCAATGCTTGGTACTCCGCTTCCATTAATGAAGGCAGAGTAAATGCCTTTGACACCGTCGCGTATTGCAGTGACAGTAAAATTGTCAGTGTAGCTGAATGGACTCTTAGAACCCAAACCTAACGCACCGATAAACTCGTTGCTGTTGGTCTTTGTAGATTCAAAATAGGTAGTGTAAATTTGGGTAACTTGGTCATGTGAGAGACCTGTACCGTAATCACGAATGGCGAACCATGGTTCCAAACTGTTTGGAAGATGTACGTCAAATGGGGTATCTTTTTTGCCAGATGCGGCATGCGAGTCAACTGCGTTACATGACAGTTCTCGAATCACTGCTCGGATCTTGTTAGCATACAAACCTGATGACAGAATGTTAAATGCTTTGGCACTGTTGCGAATACGGAATTCGCCAATTTCGCCTACGTTAGACAAAACTGCTTCGTTGACTGGAGTATCGTTTAAAATCATTACTAATCCTTAATATGTTTCTTTAACGATATCGAATTCTGTTAGTGGATACTGTGTTTTAAATGCTTCGCTCTTGACATATTCATTATATGCTTTGGCTTCAAAAAACATCTTTTTAAATACACTTTTGTGACTACCTTTGGGCAGTACAGTAAGGTAAATTGATTTTGCTTTACCGGCCATAATATGATCCTTCTGTGTTGCGTATGTATGTATTATAGCCGGTTTAGATCCAAAAGTCAACCGTTTTGCGTCAAAAAGTTGTTGTATTTTTACAACAATTAGCGATCACGCACTGGAAACTTCATTGCTTTGGCAATAGCATCGTCAAGCAAGTGAGGCAAACAGTTGTTTGCATCCATTGCAACGTCAAAGATACGTCCAGGAATTCCTGTTTTGCGTCCGTGACAGTGGCCATGAAAATGCACTGCGCCATGGTGCATTCTATCCCATTCCCAAATTGGGAAATGGAACATGACTAAACGATTGCCAGCATGTCCAATTTCAAGATAGTCGTGAACTTCAGCAAAACATTCGCGAAAGACTGGCTCGCGCAAAATCTTAGTATCGTGATTTCCTTTGACAAGGATCTTGGTGCCATTCAATCGATTGACCAATCGTGCAGCCTTGGCAGCATTGGAAAACGCAACGTCACCAAGGATGTAAACAATGTCGTCAACTGCAATCAACGAGTTCCAATTTTTGATAATTGTCTCGTCCATTTCTTCTGTGTCAAAGAACGGCCGGCTTGCGGCGCAGAACTTTAAAATATTTGTGTGGCTGAAGTGAATATCAGCTGTGATCCATTTTTTCATATTATCCCATCAAGTCTAAATTAATAGTTGACTTGCTCATTAAATTTTCAATTTCGTTGGCTGCTTCTTCTAGTAAGTCTGCAATACGGTCAGGTTTACCTTCTTCTACACTTTTGCGTCCCGAAATCTGTCGCCTAATCTCTGCCCGCTTGCGCAGGCGAAAGATTAGACTTTGTTCAGCTACAGGTAGATGTGATTCATCTTTCATTTTGACCTCACGCAACGATAACGGTCATGCTTCAGTCCTAGCTGACGGGCAGCTTCCTCACACTTGGCCTGTCCAGTACCTGCACTGAAGTCATGAAACTCACCAATAGGTCGCCATTCGTATGCTTTTGCTTGTGCATGCCTGTCACCGGCCATTGCTACTACTGTCCAAATCATCAAAATGTAAGTCATACAGTCTCCATATAGTTACGCACCCATGCCAGTCGAGCTTGCTCGTCCAAGGCAGTGTATTCTGCAATGTTAGCACGAATAGCGTCAACCAGTGGATAGTACTCTTCGTCTAGGTTTTGCTTGATGTCCCGGTTCAGGTCAACCAGCTTGTCTGTACGAGGGTTACGTGCTACCCACTTTGAAGTCAAGTAGTAAGGACTCTTGATCTTTGCTCCTACGCCTTCTTCGTCATAGAACACAAAGCCTTCGTGCTTGACTGTCTTGACCAAGTTCTTTAGCGCCATAACAGTCAAGTGCTGGCATTCAGGAACAAAGCACTTGAACGTTTCGCCCAGTTGCTCTAATACAGCAGGTTCATGACCCACTTCTGACCGCCAAGTGTTTTCACGATAACCCAAGATATACATACCTGGCTTTTCAGGTACAATATGTGGGTCATCAGGATGTACACATTCAAACATAAATGTCATTCCGTCCATGTCTGAGCGGTTAAATGCCAACTGCCAGTCTGCCCAAGATTGATGAATTAACATCATTTCTTTTGCCATTGCAACGTATGGGCTGTCGGTTGACCCGGTAGTAGACACTAAGATGTCGCCATTGTACCAAGTCATTGCTACCATAAAACCGTTTACCTTACGGAAAGCAGTTACGATAGTATCAAGTTCGGAAAACACAGGTGCTTCCTTTTCGATACCATAGTTGTAGATCTTTGTGAATGGATAGCTCACTAGGTTAAAATCAGCATCCACAATACTTCCACGACATTCGGCAATGTACTCGTTCCATAGGTTGTCATAGAACACACGCTTCTTATATTTGAGTACGTAGATACCTTGCCCAGCTTCTTTCATGTTAACTAGGTTAGATGATTCTACGTATTCTTTTAACTTGTCTTTAAACATTTTTCTTGCCAATTTTGTTTACAATTTCAGCCTTGCTTTGTAGCAGTTGGGCACGAAATCTACGATATACTCGCAATGAAGCAATGCTTAGTGGATCTCGCTTGTCCTCTAGCTCTGCTATCTTAGCATCTAGTTCAGCTTCTTTTGCACGATGGCGTTCGACATCGGCTGCAAGGCCTCTTGCTTTTCTCCAAAAGTATGCCATCGTGCTCTCCTTAAAAGTTATATTCGCGGACCCACTCGAATCGAGTTGATGCAGGTATCCACTTGAACTGTTGCTTGCGGCGGTCTGACTGTTCGAAGTCAAAACACACCATAACCCAGTCTCGTTCATTGGAGAAGCCAACAGTGTGTGCCACCCGCATAACCTGGACCATACGTCCATCTATTTTTGCGACTATCATCATAATGCCCTCCTACCAGCAAGTATTATAACAATAATAGGACCGTGTGTCAACCAATTTTATGTTGTATTTTAGCAACAAACAGGTAGAAATTGACTATAAAATGAAAGCACCCGAAGGTGCTTTCTTGAGTTTCTGTTACGAGGTATGTCTTACCCTAAGCTGAGTTTAGGCAGCTAATGCGAACTGTGAGTCGTTTGCGTTTACTTTGTTTTGCTTCTGCGACCAGGTTACCCCAATCCTAACGGCTTCTACATTGCCGAGCGATAGATAACATACTTAATACCCAATCGATAACCAGTTCAGGCCCATCATAGATACATTGTTGGACGGTCTCTAGGACAGCATTCATCCTTACGGACTATATTATTCCCCAATGTATCTATGGTGGACCTGCCCGGATTTGAACCGGGTTCTTGAATATTTTTCAGTTCCTACTTTACGCTGTTCAAGTATTTATTATATACTTGTTTTTCCTGCTTGTCAAGCTAATTTTTGACTTTTTACAATCCTGCGTGTTTCATTTTCAATATCACGCTTCTTGTCAACTTCCCGCTTGTCGTATTCTTTCTTACCACGAGCAAGGCCAATCAATAACTTGAACTTGCCCTTCTTGTGATACATTTTCAGCGGAACCAGTGTTAAACCTTTTTCCTGCGTTTTGCCAATCAGCCGATTGATTTCTTTACGATGCAGCAATAGCTTTCGTGTACGCTGTTGCTCATTGTCTGATGAGCCGACACTGGCACCAACAAGGAACACATCGCTGTTGAATACTTTACAATGTGAGCCTACAATAGAGCAAGTCTTGTTGGCAATGGCCTTGACTTCCCACGATTCCAGCACGATGCCACACTCGTAGTCTTCCAGGATTTCATAATCGTAACGGGCTTTTTTATTTTCGAACATGCGTTATTGTACATTACCTGGCAACAATTGTCAATGATGTATCTTGACTATTTGTTCTTGCACCAAAATCCAAGTCTATCGCCAGCAGGACTACTGTACCAAGTAGTGCCCAGCGGCTGCGGCATTGGATTGTCTTGCCAGACTGGGTATATAACTTCGCTGTCGTGATTGCAAAAGTCATCATTCCATCGCAAATGTACTTCAATGATTTTACCATCTATGCATTCTATATTGATCCAAGGTGTCAGACGCCATAGTTCTCCCAGCATCTCGGGGAACTTGTACTGGTCGTCAATTTTCTGCCATTTTGAAAATCTATCTAATCTGTCAGGATCATCTCTGAATCCCTCAACTGCCAAGTGTTGAATGCCGTAGTGAAAATCTACACTGGTATGACGGCCTTCAAAGCATTCAGACCAGAAGTATCCGTCTGGTACTAGGTCAGTATCATCTGGTGTTAACCACTGCTTGCTGGCGCCTCGACTCATCATGCGTATATTTGTTATGGGGCGAACAATGTACTGTGCTGGTTTAGGCACAGGTATACCTGCTGGGCCAGCTAAAAAGCCTTGTTTACGAGCCACTATGAGTTTATCGTAAATCCAAAGATATTCATGCGGACATTGTCTCCAGACATCAGCATCATTGATAAAAGTCATGTTATATAAATTTGAGCAGGCCGTACACTGAGCCATCTTGGTTACTGTAACAAAGGTAATTAACGTGCGGATCGTTTACATTGTTGCTTGATCCGACCCATTTTTCAGCACGGTCTTGATTGGATACTTCAACCCACGATCCACTAATTCTATCAGCATCGGGTACCCATCGTTGTGCAACACATGTTTCTGTGTTGTACCACCAGACCAGCTCGCTTGGATACACGGGCGGAACAGTTCCGGAATATACTTTTGCTTCTGCTTCGAAGTAAAGGGTAGTACCTGTCGGGAAATCTTCGCGACGTTGCTCACCTTCTCTGCCCGCTAAACCATTTGCATCTTCTAGCAGTTCGTATGTTTCTAAGCGACTTAGTCCTAGATTAAATGGTGCAGTGGTATCTGGAGTTAGGTCAGCTTTGACTTTATAAATGTAAAATTCTGGGGCCAATGTGTCACCTAATAGATCGTAAGAAGGGACACCAAAGATGTGAGTATAGCCACGATGCATTTCAATAGTTGGATTTGCATCCAAGTACGTGTCTTTGCGGCCGTTTACTACTTGCTCGCTTAGTTTACCATCAACTGCCCAACATTGGCGATCATCAATCCATAGCATATTAAAGTTAGTAGTTGGCGGGCTTAGGTCAGCACCTAGGGCTGGGTCACCACCTAGCGCATCTTGATTGCCGGTAATAACAGTTGAGTCGTACCCGACTAATTTTCCGCAATAGTCATAGACTGGGTCTTGTTGTACAAACAGCGGATCCTGTGGAGTTAATGCTTCCACTGCCATGCCATACAACTCTGGGCCTAATAGCCCTGGCCAAATGTTTACACTGCGAATCCCATTTACATCAGCAGGATAACTTGCAGACTTGTTTACACTTGCAACAAGAGTTTGTGCAGTGGCTGATGCGTCTTTTAAGTTTGGTACATCGGCTGGAGGATATGGACCGTTCCATTGGTTAGCTGCCGGAGGCGGTGGCGCTAGTGTAATAACAGTAGCATCAGATACTTTATATGGCTTGCCTGTTGTTAAATTGTGCTTGTGTCTAAAGTCTGGGAACAGCTGGCGATTGACTGATTTTTTAAGTGCAGTCTTGACATTCTTCAATCTGGCAACCAATGCGTTTAGTTTGTCACCTGGAATGTCGGCCATTTTTCCACCGTGGGCTGCAATGCTAGCAAGTATACTTTCAGGATTATATCCGCCTCCAAGGCTTAAGCCACCTGTGCCATCTAAGCACACAGAAGGCTTTGCCAGTCTGCCAAGGTCATTTAGAATTGCATTCATTTCAGCAAACTCTGCATCAATCACTTGCCCAAGTACATCAGGTATAGCAGGTGCTTTCATTGGAATAGCACACATACCGTCGAGTGCTAATAAACTTTGAACTTCAGCAATAGCGGCATTTACTCTTCCGAGTGCTTCTTTGATACCAAGTGCTTCTTCGGCTGCTTTAAGTTCTTTTTTTAGGTCAGCTAGCTCGTTTTTTAAATCAGCCAAGGAAGGAATACCGTCGACATTTTCCTGTAGCAACTTATCAATGTCCAAGTTAACACAAATCAGAGGACCTTTCAGCATGTTATTAAGTCCGCCAAAAAGCAGCGCACATATAATGTCTTTGAGAGGTTTGTTTAGGATGCCTTTGGTTGCAACACTAACGCCGGGGATAACTGGAATATTTGCCATGGTCTATTACTTATGCCCACTTTAGGTCGGCTGGTAAGTTTGCGCCACTGCGGCCGCCACCGTTTTGATACGGAGCCTTTCCGTTTCTTGTTACAAGTACTGCTACGCTGGCAGGTGATTTACCACCGTAGGAAATGTGTACCCAACGTCCTTCGAAAATAACTTGGCTAAATGGTAGACCGGACTTACCAATCCACTTGAATAAATTCTTAGCGTTCTCAACTGCATCACCATTTAGCAATTGAATATCTGCGGCACATGCAAAAGTATGATCGCTTGTATTACTTCCGCCAATACTTGCATTATATGCCGGTGAACGATAGCCTGATGAAAGTGTTATCGGGAATCCTGCATCGCGGATTGGATCTAGGATATTTTTACATAGCTTTTGCCAATTGCAAGCAATTTGTGCTGCCGACTGTCCGCCGTTTGGAGCTGGCTTGTATTTCATGTGTGCAAATTTATAGTATTTGCTGCATGCTGTGTCCCACATTGCATCTGTATATGTTGAGCAATCTGTTGTATCTGGTGGCAGCGGTTCTTCACCTGGAGGTTGAGTTGCTTCTCCAACATCTCCGCCACCTTGGGTAGTGCGCTGATCTTCGGCCGCTGCTGCATGCCCTTCGGCATTGTCTTCGTAATAGACAATGCCGCTAGGTGTTATTTTTCGTCCGCCATTTTTTGTTGGTTTTACACTGCACATAAATTAAAATCTCCCAGTTATTTATGGGAGATTTTAATATTATGGACCTACATAAACGTTTGGGCTACCATCTGCCCTGGAATCCCCGCATGTGTCAGCATCGCCTTGCCTGTTTACAGGAATTCCGCCAATAAAAACAGTGCCGCTACCGTTTGCAGTAGTTGGGCTACTGTGCTCACCTAGACCATGGTCAGAAACTGTACTACCGTCAATGCTTGCCAATTGTCCATTGACATATACTGTGCCCTGAGGGATTCCTTCAATGGTACCTCCGCCATCATTGGCATCACCTTGACGATGTACAGCTGGCATTATACTCTAAATCCTGCAGGGGCAACTTGGATGCCGCTCATTGCCGAACTGTACTGATCGGCTAGCTCCTTGTCAGTATTTGCCATGCATACCACTAACGCTCGGTTAATTTTAAGGTTGCGTGTATTAGCAGGGTTGACTGTCATCAAGTACGGAGTTAATGCAGGTCCGCCTTTTGGTCCAACGCTTAGTGTCACTGGACGATCAATTGTGTATGACAAGCTGTCGTCATCTTTATACGTGCCAATTAACTCTTCGCCTGAACTCATTTTTAGCGTAACTACATCGCCGTCTTTTTTAATATCAAGTAACATTCTTTTCCTTTAGAAATTTATCTATCTTTGCACTATTGCCAACATACTCACCTTGGTGCCAAAACTGTGGCACACTGTTTGGATTGTGACCTAATCTGTATTCCCAGACCTTAAAGACTTGCTGCATGTTGTCGTCGTCTAGTTTAATTATGTCAAACTTTATGCCAGCTTGCTCCAATTTGTCACGTGCAATGCAACATGCATCGCACTGATCCATTATGTACAACTCATTGAAACTCATAGTGATGGCAAAGCATCATAGTCAATTGAATCCCCCATTACACCAATTACATAGTTGGTTGATTCGTTTTCTTGCAGTGCAGTTTGCTTTTTGCTAGTGTCCACATGCTTGTTGAACCAAGGGATAGGAGTACTCTTGGGTGCAGGACTTAGATATTTGATACCAATGTCTTTGAGTGCGCCCACTGCTGTGTAGTCTACAAAGTCACGCAGAATGTTTGCGTTAAGGCCAATGACCGGTCCCATCTTAAACAAATAACTAGCCCATGCCTTTTCTTCGCAAATTACATCTAGATACAGTGCATATACTTCTGCTTCACATTCTGCTTTGATTGCTGCAAAGCGTGAATCTTCTTTGACCACTTGATTGATCAAATAAGCAGTCCAACCTTTGTGTAGTAGTTCGTCTTGAAGAATCAAGCTGATGATGTTGCCGTTGCCAATGAAGATTTTGTTCTCGACCATTGCCAAACTTGTAGCAAACGATACCATGAAGCGGAACGCTTCCAGTGCATAACTTGCATGTAGTGCCATCCAAATTGCTTTGATATGTTCCTTTTCCGGAATTACTTCACCTACCTGTTTGCGACAATTGATTACATGCAATGCTTCGTAATAGTTACCGACACTCGATGCCATGTCGACGATTTCTTTCGTGTCGTGGATAGTGTTAAACACATCCTTTGGCACGTTGTAGATGTTACGGATAATGTGACTGTATGACTTACTGTGAATGTTAGTTTCAAAGAACGTCCAGTTGTATACCAATGATTCCAACTCGGGTAAACTGATTACAGGAGTAAACACTTGACTAGGACCACGGCCTTGCAAACTGTCCAGTGCTGTCTGACGTAACAAGTTACTTGTAAAGATATGTCTGACAGCTTCGCTTGCTTCTTTGAAATCGTTGCTATCTTTAGTAAGACTTACTTCTTCTGGTTGCCAGAAGAAGCCACGAGCAGTTTCTTCAAACTCGGCAATTTTTTTATACTTTACTTCTTCGAATCGTTGGATAGTTACAGGGCCAGCTGGGTCTAGAAACATCTTACGGTTCAAGTAGTCTGTTTTTGTATTTAGGTTGTATTGTTCTTTTGACATTTTATTTTATAATTTGCATGCTTCGCAATCTTCTTCGTCGTCGAAGTTGATTGGCTCTAACATAGTTGGAGCTTCATCAGCAATGGCCTTACTACCTGCTTTATTAATCAAGCTGTAGTAGAATGTTTTCAATCCCCACATGTGCGACTGCATCAAGTTCTTGGCAATCAATGTTGTTGGTACTTTACGATCTGCAAAGTGCGCTGGATTGTAAAACGTGTTAGTTGAAATTGATTGGTCAACATATGCTGCAATAACAGCGGCTGTTTTTAAATAACCGTCGCAGTCCTTTTGTTCCCACATTAGTTGATACTTGTTCTTCAACTTGTGGTACTCTGGAACAACTTGTACAAACGAACCTGCTTTTGATTCTTTAACGCTGATTAAACTCATTGGCATTTCAATACCGTTAGTCGAGTTAATAACAACTGAACTAGACTCAACAGGAGCAACAGCCATTTGTGTAGCATTACGCACACCATGTTCTTTCATTTGAACACGTAGAGTTTCCCAGTCTAGTTCAGGAGCAAAGTTTGCTAACTCATTGACACCATT